ATGTATTAAAATGTATTAGAGAATCTCAAAAAAAGTAAAACGATTAAAAAACAAAATTCAAATACTTAAAAACACACACTCACTCTTTTTGACAAAACTATTCCTAGCTTTTTAAAAAAGGACATTTATAAATGTCCAATTTCAAAATCCTAAGTACTTTGTTAGTGAAAAGAGTAGATGTGATTTTCAGAGATTTCTCCACTGCATAAAAATTCTTATGCTCTGTCACTGAAAAAAAGACAAAATATTTTGTTACGATAAAATTTTCAGTCAATAAAAACAAATGTCCAGAAATGTCCAGAAAAAATGGACATTTATTGGAAATGGAAACATTTGGAAACATTTGGAAACATTTGGAAACCCAATACATATTTCCATGCGAATTATTCTTGAGAATAACTATTTAAATAAATATGGTAACACTTTTTTTAAAAAATGTATTAAAATGTATTAAAATGTATTAAAATGTATTAAAATGTATTAAAATGTATTATAATATAATAACTATTTAGGACATTTATATAAAACAAATGCCAAGACAAAAAATTGATTATTCCAAAACGGTAATATATCGAATACATTGCGATGACCCAAACATTTTATATGATTATGTTGCGTCGACAACGGACATTACTCGAAGAAAGCAAAGTCACAAAAAAATATACAACGATAACACACAAAAGTCCCACAACGATGACATTTATCAAACCATACGAAGTACGGGTGGTTGGGATAACTGGAAAATAACTGAACTGGAAAAGTATCCGTGTAACAGTAATTCAGAAGCAATTTTACGTAAAAACTACTATGTTGACAAAATTCAGTCTGATAGGCTGAATTCATCCCTTGTAAATCCAACTCTTGGGTTTAGTTGTAATAATTGTGACAAGTCATTTCAGTACCGTTCTGGACTATGGAAACATAAAAAAACGTGTTGTATCAATTCCACCCCCACGACATCCACATTGATAAATCCAGACATTATTATGAATATAATATACCAAAATAGTGAGTTTAAAGAAATGTTAATCGAACAAAGCAAGCAATCCCAACAACAAACCTCCGAGTTACAAAAACAGTCCCAACAACAAACCTCCGAGTTACAAAAACAGTCCCAACAACAGAACAATGAATTTCAAAAACAAATACTGGAATTATGCAAAAACACAATAATAACCACCACCAATAATAATAATACAAGTATTAATAATAATAGCCACAATAAGACGTTTAACCTTCAGTTTTTTTTAAACGACACGTGTAAGAACGCAATGAATTTGACTGATTTTGTGAGTTCTCTCCAAATAGATTTAACAGACTTGGAAAGTGTTGGGGAATTAGGTTTCGTCAACGGCCTCTCCAAGCTAATAATTAATGGATTGAATGACCTGGAAGAATGTGAAAGACCTGTTCACTGTAGTGATTTAAAGAGAGAAAGCATGTATGTAAAGGATGACGACAAATGGGAAAAAGAGGATGCGGAAAACACCAAAATGAAAAAGGCCTTGAAACAAATAGCCCATAAGAACATTAAGATGCTTCCCGTTTGGAAAACGAAAAACCCGGATTGTAAGCGAAGCGACTCCCATTTAAGCGACAAATACAGTCATATGGTAATTGAGGCCATGGGTGGTTCCGGAGACAACGACGAAGAAAAAGCAAATAAAATAATTCGAAAAATTGCCAAAGAAGTCACCATAAAAAAACAATTTTGAAATAATAAATTTAAACCTAAATTATTTTATCTAACTCTTTCTCAATATGGCCAGTATTTTTACATTAGATAATATCGCCGACTTTTCGGAAAAGTTAAATATTGATGAGCTATACGAAAAAAAACGGCAGTATGATCTAAACAAGCTTGCGTTATTTAATAAAATGTTGAACCGAATTCACGTAAGAATTAAAACGACTTCCCGGCAAAAATTAGACGATAACTTTTGTTGGTATGTAGTTCCTGAACTAATTATCGGCGTCCCCAAGTACGACCAAGGAGCATGTATTGCGTATTTAATAGATAAGCTCAGTACCAATGGGTTTAATGTGAAATATATTCATCCCAACACATTATTTATTTCTTGGATGCACTTTGTTCCGAGTTATGTTCGGAATGAACTTAAGAAAAAAACGGGTATTGTTATTAACGAATACGGAAAAACCATCAATGATACGGACGAATCGGATAACTCTGCGGCGTCTCTTCAAGATACCAATACGAACCCCAATGATTTCCTAATCAATAAAAAGGATATTTCTTCTGGGAAAGTAATAGCAAATAAGAAAAACTATACACCGATTGATAGTTATAAACCATCGGGTAATTTAGTATATGGCGACGATTTACTTAGTAAAACCAGTATTAAGTTAAATAAATAAATTAAATAAATAAATTAAACAAAGTATATGACCCCATATTTTAAGATTATTCAGTGTTTTTATCAACAATTCTATCAGCTCTACGCTGGGTCTTTAATGCTTTCCGTTCCGTCTTCGTCGTGCCATCGTCTACAACACCGGCGGATTTGTTTTTGTTTTTCGGCTTCAACGAAATTGGCTGGTTAAACGCAGCCTTAGCCGCAGCTGTTTCGTCCACTTGGGATTCCACTAGTCCCAGGTATTCCAAAAATTCTTCAAACGTTAGTTTCATTCTTTGCTGATCATCCGCAAAATATGAAGTCAAATATTTTTCCGGAGAAGTTTGCCATAAAAACTCGCCTGGGATAAAATTGACCAGTTTTGAGTGAACTGATTCCGGATAGTCTTTTAACAATGCCCTGGTGATACTATCAAGGTGACTTTTTGGCACCAAAATCAATTCCTCTGAGATTCTCAACGAGGTGAATAATTCAAACGGAATATTCTTATTCACGCCTTTAAAGTCGCCATAAAATAAGGATTCAAACATTGCATAACGAGTAAATTCTTCGTCGGCCGTATCATTAATTCCTCGTGCGGCGTCATAAAATTCAGAGGCGGTGGTATGTAAATGTTGAAGGAATCCGGATTCGCCACGTTCAGACCCATTACCGTAAACGTTGTCACACGCCAATGAACCGGTAATGCTAGCCATGAAATAGTCACTGAATCGAAACAGAAACGTGTTTTTCGCCATGCCAGTAGGTTTATTTGTAACTGGATGTACACTTGCCTCAATAGAAAAGCCTCTGTTTTGCTCAACCCACCGGTTAAGCAACCCCAAATGAGCGTCTCCACAAATTCGCAAGGGGACTAGTGCGAGTTTTTTAGGATGTTGTAAAAGTTTTCTTTGGTAAATGTTTTTAAGACAACTCAAATGTTCCATTTGTAGGGTTTCCCATTCCATTTCTCGTTTGGAACTGTACTGCTTGGAACAGGCTACCAATACCGTAAATGGAGGTAAATTTAAAACTGCCGAGGTATCATCCTTGTCTTTTTTGTAAGACGGGTTGGTTCGATAAGTAACCGCAAGTAAAAGTTTTTCAAGGACATATTCCCATGCGGACGTGTCATTCGTAAGACCAAGTATTTGAAACAATGATTCCGCATTCACAAGTTCTGCGTTCCCACCAAACGTTAAAAGATTTTGATGCTGAAGATAATTGTAACACTTAACCATAAAGTCAGTTTTTGGCCGTAATCGTGTCAACAATTTCTCCAAAATTTGTCCTCGAATCTCGTCCAAATGACAAACGGATATTGGCTGGTCAGGACGTCTAATCGGAAGTGTTTGATGCTGTTTAACGGCGTGCTGAATTATTTCTTTGAAACTCATATCCCTTAGCTCTAAAGGAGGCTGCGGAGGTAAAAGAATAACCTCTGGGACTACATCATCCGCATCGGTTTCCTCAAAATAGTCATCAAATTCAATCTTTTCATTTATAGATTGGGACGTGCTTTTAACCGCACCAAGACAACACACCAAAGGTGTATTAAAAGTAAATTCAGAAGACATAATATCCGAGTTTAATCCCTCTGCGAGAATCTGGACAAATAGGTCGGCCTCTTTTTGTTTGTTACTTCTTTTAGCATCCGCGTGTGGGTCACCCTTTACGCAGAAAGCGGTAAAACAAACATCCATATCATCTCTTAGAGCCCGGAAGAAAACCTCCCTCCAGAAATCATGTTGCGCTGGCCCTGGACAAACAACCATGAAAACATTGTTTGTATCATTTAGACGTGTGCTTTTCATCACTTCCGAGGTTTGTTTTCCAATACGGTGATGAGCCAACAGTAACATTTGGTCCACAATGGCGAGTTGAAACGTGGAGACATCTCCACTTGTGGTTGAACCATTTAAAAAATTCGCACCTCGTTGTAAGGTTTCTTTTAAATACTTAATACCAAAGTTGTAACGATAAAAAGACTCTACGGCACGTGTAAGAGTAACACAACTCAACTCAGAGAATGGATGACTATTAGTAATGGCCAACAGGCAAGTCATCACGGCATTTTTGAATTCCATTGTACCAATGGTGGAGTTAAAGTTAGTCGTAACTAATTGAGACGCTCCCAATGACGACAGCATCTTGGCTAGAACAAGAGACTTTTCACTAGTTTTATTAGGCATAAAAGAGACAATTAAATTAATAGGCTTGCCATCTGGTCCTCGAGAAATTTGTTTTCCTTGGCACAGGAGACCTCGAATTGTCTTGAAAGACATGGGTTGTAAACAAATGTGAACACGACCGTTTATTAAAGCTCGGTCAATCACAAGACAGCTGTTCACTGAACTCATTCCACGATTTCTTTCGCCAGGCGGAAAGTAGCCAACCAAAACGGGAACATCTTCAGATTCTGCCAACTCTTGAGCAGATTCTCCGGTCCACCAACACTCGACCGCACGGTCATCATGTGTAGTTATTCCGGGAGTGCTTTTTGAGTAAGCTCGCACCTTTGCGTCAATATCTTCCATCGAGTCAGGATTTATTTGCTTCGTCGCACGAACACATAGCTTCTTAAGCTGTTTATCAGTGAAATGCTCATACCCTCCCGAACCCAGCAATTCCATACAATCTCGTTCAAGCTCTGTTGATAATTTGGAACCCAATCTTAAGCACTCTAGGCAAGAGTCGCATACTTTAAACACCACTGTGGTCGCACTCTCTTCATCCGTCGGGGGTGGGTTAGATTCTTTTGGTTTGGATGTCTGTTTTAGTTTATTAGTAAGTCGCCTTTTCCAGTTTAAATCTTCTCCCTGAGTGACAATTATTTCGTCCAAGCTCCGAATGTCAACGACCCCATCTGATGCGGATGCCTCGTTTACAATACGAAACGTTGCGAGACATAATTGTTGGTATCGCTCTTTGAGAGCCGTTAACTTTTTGGTAAATAACAGCAGCATAGGCCCTTTGTTGCTATTCACTGTTGTAAACGATTTAATTTGTTTAATCAGTTCGAGGGTGTTTTTTTTAATCAATCGTAAGGTTAGATCCTTAAAGCTTGGGTGAGTACTATCAATGGGTTGAATCTCTAATGGAAAGACTTGTCCATCTGGTAGGGTAACGCAGGTATCGCCCTCGGCTACTTCTAGTCCCGATAAAATCAAAATACCATCCTCTGTCAGATTTACATTGTATTCCGTTCCAGATGGATTAAGCGTAACTTTAATTGCAGAAGTGGAAGACGATAACTCGGCAACAATTTTGGGTACAATATCGACCATTCCTTGTAATTCTGCGTCTGGGAAGTTGTAGTAAGAACTTTCCCCAACAGACATGGCCCCAAGAACTCTTTGGTCATGGTCTTTTCCAATACCCAGCATAAATGTTCTTGGTGGTAACATATTTGGATACGCTTCCATTATGAACGCAAAACGTTCTTTGAATGAACTTGCTGCGGCCACTCCGTCAGGGGCCTCTCCATCGGTATTAAGAACAAAAAATATTCGGAATTTCGCATTGGAATCAATATTCTTAATTAATTCTATAGTGCCTTCAATAGCCGCATTCGCGAGTGTCATTAGTTGTGTCCCTTCTTGGCATCTTAAAAATCCAGACACTTCGTGAATCTTACACTTGGGATGAAGTGTCGATTTGGAACCAAACCTAAAAAATTGCACTTTGGGGTTTTTTTAAAAAAATACAGTGAAAACTTACGTGGTAAAGATACAAGGTGTTTGGGTTGCGGCACAACCATCAATAAGTTCTTGTGTTTTTTTTATACAAGTTGATTGCCTTGGACCTTGCATACTACCGCTGTTATCATCCCCGATAACAAGAATGTTTTTTACTTGGTTGGCAGTTGTTGGCTGAGCATAGTTAATTTCTCCTTGAAAAATGGAAAATCCTTCAATAGATTGTACAATAATAGAGTTATTCATCTTTAAAAAATGATTTTTTTAATTTTAATAAAAATAATGATTAAAAAATAATCAATTTTGTAAAAATAATTAATTAAATAATTACAAATAATAAATATTTAATATTTGTACAATTTTTCTAAACGGTATTTAACTCTAATTGTAACATGTTTTCGGTATCATTTAACACCTCAATGTTTTTAATTTCTTCGCGACAAAAAGGACAGAGAATAAAACTCTTTTCTCTGCGTTCCGCAATATCCGCGACACAACCCTTACAAAGGACGTGCGTGCAATTCAATCG